TTATGTTCACGCCAGCGGTAACAAGTCCCACCCCGGGCAGCGCATTCTTGATCGCGTTGAACGCAGCCGAGCCGATGCCTTTCCAGTTACGATTCTTGGAGGAGGAGCTCGACTTCGTAAACCAGTTCCCGATCGCCTTCACCCCAGCAGCGATCAGGCCAACTCCGGGTATCGCGTTCTTGATGGCGTTGAAGGCGGCTGAACCGATACCCTTCCAGTTGCGCTGCTTCGACGAGTTATTCGACCGCGTGAACCAGTCGCCGATCTGCTTCACGGCCGCTGCGATAAGACCTACAGCCGGCAAGGCCCGCTTGATGGCATTCCAGGCAAAGGAGCCGATGCCCTTCCAGTTGCGATTCTTCGAGGAGTTGTTCGATCGAGTGAACCAGTCACCGATCTGCTTCACGGCCGCGGCGATGAGGCCCACGGCCGGCAGCGCCCGCTTGATAGCGTTCCACGCGAACGATCCGATCCCCTTCCAGTTGCGATTCTTTGAAGAGGTGTTGGAGCGGTTGAACCAGTCGCCGATCTGCTTCACGGCCGCTGCGATAAGACCTACGGCCGGCAGCGCCCGCTTGATGGCGTTCCAGGCAAAGGAGCCGATGCCCTTCCAGTTGCGATTCTTCGAGGAAGTGTTCGACCGTGTGAACCAGTTCCCGATCTGCTCTACCGCGAACGCTATCAGGCCAGCTCCGGGTAGAGCTCTCTTGATAGCGTTCCAGGCAAAGGAGCCGATCCCCTTCCAGTTGCGATTCTTGGAGGAGCTATTCGACCGTGTGAACCAGTTCCCGATCTGCTCTACCGCCGCAGCGATAAGACCCACAGCGGGCAGCGCCCTCTTTATGGCGTTCCAGGCGAACGATCCGATGCCTTTCCAGTTACGCCCCTTCGATGAATTGTTGGAGCGGGTGAACCAGTTCCCGATTTGCTCGACGGCGAAGGCTATCAGCCCTGCTCCAGGTAGCGCCCGCTTGATCGCATTCCAGGCAAAGGAGCCGATGCCCTTCCAGTTGCGTCCCTTCGAGGAGTTGTTGGAACGGGTGAACCAATCACCGATCGACTTCACCGCGGCCCCGATAAGACCCGCTCCGGGTATCCCGGCCTTGATCGCGTTCCAGGCAGCAGAGCCTATGTTCTTCCAGCTCAAGCCCTTGGACTTATCCCGAGACTTCGTGAACCACGACTCGATGAATTGTATGACCGGACCGATAAAGGGAGTGTTCCTTAGACCCGAGAGGATGGCTTCGATAGCAGCGGAGCCGATGCCCTTCCAGTTCAAGCCCTTGCTCTTGTCCCGGCCCTGACCGAACGCCTGCTCTATGAGCTGGATCAAGGGACCGATAAGCGGCATCTGCCTCATGCCGGCTATTATCATTTCCATGAGACCCTGCCCGAACGGCCCGAGACCCTTGGGCGGTCCCTTGCCGAGGAGCTCCTGCACCCAGTAGTCGATCGGATCCCACTTGCCGAGAGCCTCATCACCGGGCTGGATGATGTTCTTGTTAAGCCACTCGAGGAACGGACCGAGAAGCGGCACGTCTGAGAGGCCGGCGATGATGGCGTTGGCCAGCGAGTCGGTATAGTTGTCCCCTGCTTCCTTGCCCGCCTTCTTCCCTTCCTCCATCGACTTCTTGAACTCGGCCGCGGCCTTCTGGTGGTCGTACTTCCAGACGATGTAGACGAGGAGGCCGATGGCCAGAGCGCTAAGGGCGATCAGTCCACCCACGCCGGCCATAAGGGCGATCGCACTTGCGATGACCTTCTTGAAGCCGTCGGCGAGCTTGCGCGCCGTGCTCCTTGAGGTATCCGGCCTGGGCGATACCATCGGACCGCCCGGCCCCGTGGTCGGCCACGCCGTAGGCGTCGGGATCGGGTTGGGCGGAGTGCGGTTTATCAGACGAAGCCTCGTCAGCCAGGTGAGTAGACGCGGCAGTACGTGGGTTGCGATCGCCGTACCGACTGAGGTGATCGCGCTTATGACGAGACGGCCGCCAAGGAAACGGTAGGCACCGTAGATGAGCCCGAGCTTGATGAGCATGTCCGAGAGCTCTTCGTCCGTGAGTTTCTCGATCTTCTTCATAATCGGATCGAGCCAGGCCGGCGTCCACTTCTGCCACGCATCAGCCGCGTTGTTGATCTTCTCGCGCACCTTGTCGAGCTTCTGGATCACCCAGCCGATCGCACCAGCGATATCGTTCATAACCTCGAACCACTCGCCGAGCACAGGCAGGTTATCCCCAACTTCACCCACAAAATCTAGCACCCGGTTGATGAACTCTTTTGAGCCGGGATGGTTGCTTAGTTTCCCGAGACCTTTGAGCACACGGCCGATGGTGTCCAGCACCTTCTCCGCGAACTCCTCGCCCGCCTTGAAAAAGTCTCTGAGTGAGTTCTGCCCCTTTTCTGAAGAAGACCAATTCCTGAGATCATTCAGCTTCGGGTTGACGTACTGGAAAAAATCCTTGGCCGCTGGCAGGGATGCCGCGAAGATGTTTATGCCGGTAAGAACGATATCCGATGCGGCGTTCGCAGCCTGACGAGTCAGGCCCGGGAGCCTGTCCAGGATCTCCTGAAGCAGCTCGAGCTGCTTAGGCTTTGTGATGTTCTCCTTGAACCTCTGCCAGGATTCCTCCAGGGCCAGAGCGCTCTCCTCGGCCGCCTCTCCGAGGGCCGGGAACGCCTTGGTCGTAAGATCCATGACGTCGATCGCAATGCGAGCGAGGACCTTACGGGCCGGGCGAGAATAGAACTCCCAGTCTTCCCACAGCTTCTTCCACCTCTTGATGAGGTCTTTCTCGAATTGGTGTAGCTTCACACCCTCGTCATTGAGGGCATCAGTCAGATCCTTTATGGCCTGCTTCAGATCCTTCTGTGCGTCCTCAACTGCCTGGTGGGCGTCGCGCATCTGGTTTGCCCGGTCAATCTGCGCCTGGTGCAGGGCGCGGAGTTTGTTTGCGGCGTCCTCTTCGGCGGCAGCGATCAGCTCCGCGCCCTTTTTCCTTGCCTCCCCTATGCCCTCGTAGCTCTCGGCGACCTTGATGTTTGCTTCTTTAATTGCATTGGCCCTATCCACGCGGGCGCGGTGCCAGTTGCGTTCGGCTTCGTTGAGCGCCCGCTCCATTTCCTGTACACGTTGGATGCCCTCCCGACGGACCTGGGCGACGTTCTCGTGCTCCTCCTTGACACGCCGCTCGCCCTCGGCGATTTGCTCATTCCCTTCAGTGATGGTATCGAGGTAATTCTCAAACTCCTCGAGAGAGCGCTCTCGGGCCTCCCGAACATCCTTGACGCCTTCGTTCTCGGCATTGACGAGGTTTCTTTGAGACTGTATAAGGTTGGCATACATCGCCTGGATCTCGCGAGCGCCCTCTCTGCGAGCTATCCTTACTTCTTGCTCGCGCTTGCGGACTTCCTCTTGAGCCTCCGCCATGCGCTCGTTTCCTTCTCTGACGGTCTCGACGTAGTTCCTGAATTGCTCCATCGCTTGTCTGTGCGCCTCGGCGATCGACTTCTCGCCCTCCCTGCGAACCCGCACAACTTCGCGCGCCAATTCAAGCGCTCTTTCCTGGGCCTCTCTAATGGCCTGCGCGCCCTCTCTCTGGGCCCGGATGACGGCTCTGGTTGCCTCGGCCAGATTTCGCTCGGCTTCTCTTATCCTCTGGGCACCCTCGATCCGAACACGGGTGACGTTGCGAGTCGCTTCCAGTAGCGCCTTTTCCGCCTCGCGTATCTGACGCGCACCCTCGATCCGAACACGGGTGATGTTGCGCGTCGCTTCCAGTAGCGCCCTCTCTGCCTCACGTATCTGCTGGGCGCCTTCAATGCGAGTGCGGGCGAGGTTGCGCTCGGCCTCCAGGATCGCCCTCTGTGCCTCACGTATCCGCCGCGCCCCCTCGATTTGCGCTTCGAGGTAGGCGCTATATGCCTCGCGAGCCGATTCCTGGGCCTCGAGGACTGCCTCTGCTCCTTCGCGCTGGGCAACGATAATTTCTTGGGCCGTCTCCGCGACCCGCTCCTGAGCTTCTGCTACGGCCCGGGCTGCGTCCCTTTGGGCTTCCGCGACGGTGCGGACGGATTCGGCGAATCGCCTCTGGGCGTCCTCAATGCGCCTGGCACCCTCGACCCGCGCCTCAACAATAGCCTCCTCGGCCTCATGCAGCTTCCTCTCGGCATCGAGGATCCTGCGCTGCTGCTCGAGAATCGTTTCGTTGTATTCGATACGGGCTTCTGCCGCGGCCTGGGTCGCCTCGGTCCGCGCCTCCTCGGCATCGGCGATAGCCTCGATAGCCTCGCGTTGTTTGTCTAAGGCTTCCTGGTAGCGCTCCTGGGCGCTCTGCAAATTCTCGGAACCATTGGCCCTCGCTTCGGCGAGGGCTTGTTCGGCCTTCCTCTGATCGAGTGCGTTCTGTGCCTGCTCGAGCTGGAGCCTAGCAATATCCTGCTCTGTAACCGCCATGCCCGGCGCGTAGTCGTACTCGCGTGCTATCGCGAGTATCCGCTGCTGCTCGGCGATTTGCGCTGCGATTTCCGCGCCCTTGAGCCTGGCGTCCTGGAGATTCAGCTCTAGCTGCTCGACCTCGAAAGGCTCCTCGCGCATCGCCGCATTCAGCTCGCGCTGGGCTTCGGCAACGGAGAGCGTGATGTCTATGAGATTTTCACGCGCTTCAGCCACCTTCTCGGCAGCCTCTATGGCCGCCTCATCAGCATCGGCTATGGCGTCCCTGGCGTCGATTATCCGCTTGGCCGCATCGCGCTCAACGTCCGCAAGGTCACGCCTCGCCTCGGCCTCAGACTCGATCGCATCACGGATCTGCTTGGCTGTATCCTCTCTCGCGTCTGCGAGATCGCGAGCCGCATCAGCCTGCGACTCAAGTGCATCGCGCACCCTCTCGGCTGCTTCCCGCTGGGTATCCGCAAGGTCTATTACGGCTTCGCGGTGCGCCTCTATCGCATTCTGTACGTTCTCGTGAGCCTCTTGCTGGGCTTCACCGACGGCCTCCACGGCCTCCTGATACGACTGCCAGGCGTCCTTGATCTGCTCGGCTGTATCGCGCTGAGCCTCTGCCAGGTCGCGCTCGGCTTCTGCTACATCGCGGATGGCATCCCGGATATCCTGGGCTACATCGCGGCGCGTCTGGGCTAGGTCGCGTGCCGCCTCGGCTTCGGCTCGGATGGCCTCTTTGATATCCCGGGCCACTTCACGCACCGTCTGGGCTAGGTCGCGCTCGGCCTCCCGCTGCGCCTGAATAGCTTCTTGGATATCTTGCGCTACTTCACGCCTCGTCTGGGCCAGATTTCGCTCGGCTTCGGCCTCAGCTCGTATAGCCTCCTTGACCTGCTGGGCAGCCTCTCGTCTCGCATCGGCGACAGCCTTTATTGCTTCCTTGTATTCCTGCATCGCTTCACGGTTGTTGCGTGCAGCTTCCGCTTCTGCTTCCTGAACGCCTTTTAGGGCCTCCTGGTAGGACCGCCACGCCTCGGCGTTCTGCTCGGCTACGTCGCGAGCTGTCTCGCGAAGATTTTCATGTGCCTCAGCAAGCGCCTCTGTAGCTTCTGCGATTCTTTGGCGTACGGCGGCTTGGGTTTCGGCCAATTCACGCTCGGCAGCCTGCACTTCTTTGGTTGCTTCTGCGACCTGCTCACGCGCTGCCACTTCAGCCTCGGCGATAGCTTCAACAGAATCCTTGTAGGAGGCGTAGGCTTCCTGAATCTGCTCGGCTACATCGCGCCGGGTTTGCGCAAGTTCTCGCTCGGTTTCGGCAAGCGATTCAAGCGCATCCTGCTCGGCTTGCCGAGCTTCTATCTTGGCCTGGGCGAGATTCCGCTCGGCCTCCGCTGCGGCGCGGGCGGCATCGGCGACCTGGCGGTTAGCCTGCAAAGTCGTCTCTGCGAGGTCACGTAGGGACTGCTGGTAGGACTCAATCGCATCTTCGACCCCCGCCCTCGCCTCTTCTCGTGCCTGGTCTATGGCCTCGAGGGACTCCCGGTAGGCTCTCGCAGCCTCGGCAACAGCCTGATTGGTCGAGCGCTGCGTCTCTTCGACCTGCTCGAGGGCATCACGGTAGCTCCGCTGCGCCGATTCTAGAGAGTTGGTCTCGGATGCGACTCTGTTCTGTGCTTCCTCGTGTTCGCTCATGGCGACGATCGAAGGTGCGGCGGCGGCGGCCAGAAGTCCGAATCCTGCGACAGCTCCACCGAGGGCGCCGACGAGGGTGCCGAACGCTCCGGCGAGCGGCAGAGCACCGGCGGCAGCGGCGACGATCATGGCACGGGTGACGAGCTGAATGCCGGCGGAGACAACATTCATCTCGCGCACGAGGCCCGAGCCCGCCGTCTTTGAGGTAGTAAGCCCCTTGGTAAATGATGCGAGTGAGGCGAGGGAGCTGCCGAGATTGACCTTTGCCTCTACCTCGATATCACCGATCGACGAGCGCAGCTTGGCGGCTTCATTGACTCCCGACTCGCCGCGGACCCGGAGGATGGCGGTGGCGGTCTCTCCATCGAAATCTCGGAGCGAAGCTAAAGCGCGGTCGATAGCCGCTTCCACCTGTTCGGATCCGTCGGAATCGAGCCGCGCCTGGAATACAGCGCCCTCTATCTTGTTCGCTTCCCGGAGAAGTTTGGCAACTTCCCGGTCGAATTGGTCGCCGTCTAGGTCGGCCTCCGCTGATATGCGCATGGCCCCGAGGCGCTGAAGGCGCCGCCCCAGATCATCGACTTCATCGCGGGCCTCATCGCTCTTGACCTTGGCCTCGATCTCCATGCGCTTGTCGGTAAACTCCTTGCGCAGGTCCTCCAAAGCATCAAGGTCACCCTTACGTACAGCGAAGCGTATCTCGTTGGCTTTCCCCTTGAAGGCTTTCCGAACCATGTCCTGTGCCGCCGCGATACCGCGCTTAAGCTCTTCTTCCCTGAAGCGGGCTTCGATCTCAAGGTCCGTACCGTCGACCGCCTCGGCCGCGCGCTTGGTATCACGTAGCTCGCGCTGGAGCTTGTCGAGTTCGGAGCGAACCCGGAGGATTACCTCTATGTCGCGATCGTTAATGGGGTAGCCTTAGCTGCGTAGCACAGAGCGGGCCGTGATGCGGCCCGGGGCTTCTACAGTAGCCGCAAGGAAACTCTCCGGTTAACCGGGAAGTTATCCGAAGGGCTTCGAGAGGGTCGGAAATTTCCCGCCCTTGGAGAGGAGTTCCTTCTCCAGGTCCGCCCCCTTCTTGCCGCCGCCGGTTGCTCCTTCGGGGATCTCCGATGCCTCGCCGGACGTGTCCGAGGCTTCCTCCGGGTCCTCCTCGGCCTTGTCGTACTTCTCCTTCTCCCACTCGCTTCTCATGGCGTGGATGTGGTTGAAGTAGTAGTGATAGATGTGACTCTTCTTCCGAGAGGGCAGATGCTCGGGGTGCTCGCCCCACCTCCACCAGTAAAGGTAGTCGCTCAGCTCTTCGGGAGGAAACTCCCCCTCCTCTGCTTTCTCCTCGAAGAACCTCTCTGCCCACTCTTCTCCATCCGCTTGCGCAAGTTTAGCTTGCGTCCATTCCCTGACGTACTCTAGATAGGGTCCCCTACTAGCGCTTCCTCCTCACCGGAGGACTCTCTCAGGGCCTCCTCGTAGGCTCGCTGTGACCCTATTGACTCACCACCGGGGTCGATGTCCTTCTTGGCCTTCTTCTCGTCATCCTCGTCAGGATCGGGGATGTCGTTGATGTCCTGGATCTCCTGGTTGATCTGGTCTCCCTGATACTGCGGGAGGGTCCTGATCCCCTCGGGGTTGAGTGGCCGCATCTCCCTGACCGCCTCGACCTTATCCAGGTTCTTGATGAGCGGGATGCCAGACTTGGAAGACTTCTTGATGGAGCCATCCGGGTTGAGGTGAAACTCTGGCGGGACCGCCCATATGATGTTGCCCATCTCATCGCGCTTCTCGCGCGTGAGCTCCCAATGCTCGATCGAACGGGAGAAGTCGAAGATCCTGATGCGCTCGGCGTGGAACTCGACGTCCTGCTGCCGGCCCTTCTTCCTCGCGATCTTCTGCTCGGTCAGGATGCGGGTACGAGCCCGGACGTCATCCTCCGTCATCTCGCGAAGCCACACGCTCTCCTCACGGTCGGCCTCGCCAGCGAAATTCTTACACTTGATCTTCCTCTCGTAGAGGACTTCCCCTACGTCGACCTGCTCTGCGACGGCCCTCTCCGCGTCAATGTACTCCTGCGTCACGCTTTCCTCCCTACACACTCGACGGACGTAACTTCTGGCGGAAGTATGCCAGAAGTTACGTGCCTGTCAAGAATGCTATGCGCCAGCCGTTAGGCGGGCTTGACGTAGGTGAGTCCGTTGTTCGTGTTCACGACGTAGATGTCCAGGAACGCTCCCGCCGGAGTGAGCACACCGTTGGAGGAGATGGCCACCTGGGTCAGCACGTTGGCCGCGTCGATATTCAGCGGTGCCTCAGTGTACTGGAGGCGCTTGAAGTCGAGGCCAAACTCCTCGTAGGCAGTCGTGGCGTTGATGGTCGACTGGAGCGCCTTGCCCTTGCCGACCAGCGTAAGCTGCACGGAGTCGGGGTTATTCTGAAGCGCCCTGCGGTAGTGCGCCTCGAGGGACTGGGCCGCCGAGAAGCCAACACCGAGACCCACGTTACCCGGACGGATGGCCGAGGTCTCCAGAGAGCCTAGCTGGAAGTTGTCGGTGTTGAAGTTGTTCGAGTAGGTCATGTTGAAGTTGGTCAGGATGTGATCGGCCACGGCCGCACCGTTCACCCCGAGCTTCGCCGAGACCTCCGAGAACGACCAGAGCTCGCTCGCGTCTCTGGTTATCGCCGGAGCGACACCGGCAAGGTCTGTCAGGCGTTTGGCTACAAGACCTGCGGAGCCCAGCAAGTAGTTGTTCGGCTCGATGCTAAGACCGAGTTCGTTGAGATAGCCCCAACCGTAGCGGTCTACCAGATCAGCCGTACCGAGGCCCGGCTGGTTGACGTCCTTGATGATCTTCCACAGCGTCGCCGGCGTCGGCAGAAGTCCTGACGTTGCGGGCGAGTAGGTGTGCTTGTAGATCGCATCGCGGATGGTGAAGACCGCGGTGCCCGAGGTTGCGGCGATGGTCGAGCCAACAGCGCCGGCGTCCGAAGGTACAGTGGTGCCGCCGGTGCCGGCGGTCGTGACCTCGAAGACCTTGGTCGTCGGCGAGGTGTGGATGATAAGCTGCCCGAGAGTGTATGTCTGGCCCGAAGACCAGACAGTTCCTACCCTCGTAGTGACGGGGTTGCCCATGGCCATCGAGAGGAAGTACGGCAGAGAGCCTGGCCGCGCGCCGAAGTTGGCCGGGCCGGCGTAGGTCCTGGCGCCACGCTTCAGGGCCTCTGGGAAACGTCCGCCGAGCGTAGCCTCGTGCGTCATCTCCGCGATCTGTGCCGCCATCTCCATCGAGGTGACGGGTGGGAAGGAGGTCGGCGAAGCCGCCTCCACCGTGTCGTTCATCAGGGCCATACCGAAGCCGTCGATTTTGCCCATTAGGCTTCACCTCCCTCATCGTTATCGGTAGGTCGCTCATCCTCTACGGGAGTTTCGGGGAGGCGTGGGAGTCCCGTACCCGGATCACTCGCCGGCCGCTGGTCGGGATCTTCTATCCCGTTCGCCTCGACGAACGCCTCGACGTCGCTCTTGGTGATGCGGCCCTCGGAACCCGAGCCCTCGATCTCGACCTCGGTGAGGTCGATGCCGAAGTGCGTGGCCTCGGCGACTGCCCCATCGGTTGCGTCGAGCTCAACCGGGGCATCTTCGGCCCCCTCAGCGCGGGCGATCTCCCTGGTCCGCGTGGGATCCACCACGATGCCACGCCTCACGAGGTTGTCGTAGGCATCCTGGGCCTCGGCGTCCTGCGGGAAGAAGTAGGCGCTCGCGACAAACGAGCGGAGCCGGGCGGCGTGATCGGCGGAGGCACCCATGCGCTCTACCATCTCATCGCTCCAGGGCTCGCTGATGTCGTAGACCTCGCCGTTTACCGGAACCGCCGGTGCTTCGGCGCCCTGGTTGTAGAGCTCCAGGTCGTCGCAGACGAGGTTCTCGGGACCTTCGTACTTGACCTTAGCCATGAGTCTTTTCCCTCCTGTGGTTGCTGTCGGGTCTCTCTTCGTCCAGACGAATCACGAGTATCGTCCTGTGATAGTCGGGTCTGAGCCTGTCGCCGAGGTGCTCTACCTCGAGAACTTCTCCCTCATCCATGATGCCGTCGTCTATGAAACGCAGACGCACCCTGTCGCCCTCCCGAACCATCGGTGTATGCTCACCCGCGATCGAGACGTAACGCCGGAATCCAGGTAGCCGGCCGCACACCACGGCGCCGTCGGCCGCCTCGAAGGCATAGACGTTTACACGCTCGATCACTTTAGGCACCACGCACCTCCATTACGGCAGCGACAAGTAGAAAGTCTTTTCTAAGGAGCGCACGGTCCGCCCCCACATCGAACGGTGGTCCCTGATTCATCAGGCGCCACCCTACGCCGGAGCCGTCTATGAGGCGCGTGCTCGCGTCGAAAGCTGCCGCGACCCCCTCCAGTATCGCGGCCAGCTCTTCGTCCCCATCCTTCTCATCGTCAAGGGCGACGAAGACAGAGCAGGCCCACTGGTATTCCACACTCGATTGAGCGGTGTCGAACGGATTGCGCTCCGGCCAGTCAAAGACCATCCTCACGCGGCCAGGGCCCATCCTCTCCACGGCCCCGCGCTCGACTCCTTCGATCCCCGCAACATCAAGGAAGATTCCCTCTGCCGTTTCCTGTGCCACCACTCGCTTACTCATCTGATGCTCCGGTCGACGGCGCGGCGGATGTTGTCGATGAAGCTCGGCATCTTATCCTCCATCGCCTCGAGCATGACCGGCCTGGCCGGCTGGCCAGGATGGCGAACCTTCCTGCGAAACGCGACACCACCGGGAGAGCCTGCATGTGGAAAGCGGAGCATCCGCGCACCGCGAATGAAGCGCCCACGCGAGCCACGGCGCGAGCCGGGCTTCGCTTCGATAGGATGCGGGTTCGTCCCGAACTCTTTCCATTTCGCCTGCTCGGTCGGGTTGGTGCCGTGCAGATTCCCCTGTGCATCGACCCGGCCGTAATAGCGCTGGGCCATACGGGAGTGTCGAGTTCTGCCTGGGTTGGTCTTCGAGGCCGCCATGTCCAGCTCGGCACGCCGCCTAACCTCACGCTCCCACTCCCTGGCGTTCTCTTCCTGAGCACGCCGGAGCTCACGCTCGAAGCCGGAGAAATCCGGGAGCGATCCTTCAGCGCTGATCGTCACCTTGGCGCGGTACGAGCTCAATGGAGTACCGCCACCTTCTTTATCTTCCAGCTCTTGAGAGCTGCGAGAATAGGCGAGGGCAGCGGGCCGGAAGGCTCGCCAAATTCCTCAACAGCCTGAGTTTCGGCGAAGAGGTCGAGCTGCTTATACCAAGTCCTCACGATACGCTCGGCCTGAAAGGCGATGTGAGCGGGGATCTGTGCATATCCCCAGTCGGCCATCACCGCAACGCGGTCGCCGTAGATCGAGCCTGGAGGCCGCCCCTCCTCGAAATTCCTGACGAACCAGTCGAGGTGCTCCGGTGGATAAGACCCGCCCGAGTAGCCCGGAAACCCGGCGACGTGAAGATGGAGGTAGCATCCCTTCAGCTTCTCGGCCACCGGCTGCCGAATCTCGTAGCCGTAGCCAGTCGACTGATAGCTCGTGTAGTCAAGCTGTGGCAGCTCGGCACCACTCGCGTCCCTCACCCACTGAATGCTTGCGGTGTCCAGAAGCTCGGGCAGGTAGATCGAGTTGGCGCCGTAGAGGTGAAATGTCCTGGCCTCGGTCACGACCTCATCGAACTCTCGCCCGGTCTCCTCGCGGATCATGCTCGATGCGGCCTCTACCCAGCGGGCTATCGCCACCCGGTCTTCCTCAGAGGTCGAGTCGGGCTTGAGCTTGAGGACGCGGATGACCCGCTCGGGCGTGATGAGGTCGCGGCCGGCCAAGAGGACTTACTCCTGGTTCTCCCCGGAGTTCTCGGCGCTCTCCTCATCGTTGTCTGAAGACGACAGCGCCTCGATCAGCTCGGAACGATTCTTCCTCGCCCCGTCCTTGATGCCGCGTTCCTTGGCGAGCCGCTTGAGCTGCGTGACCGTCTGGTCAAAGTAGGGCTGTGAAGCAGGGTTGGCCAGTACCGGCTGAGGCTCGAGCGGCGTAACGGACTCGGCGGCATTTCGCCGGCCGTGGATGCCCTGCTCGCCTGACTCCAGGCTCAAGGCGGCCTCCTGGGCGAGAAGATCACCCTGGCCCTCGGCACCCTCCGGGCTACCAACACCGCTACGCAGATGGATCTCGGCGATGTTGTTGCCTACGGTGTAGGTGTCGCCACGCTGGAGCATCTTCTCGGTGCCGTCGAACTCGACCACCGGGAAGTCGTTGACGTTGGAGACGAGAGTCTCGGGATAGACCTCGGGCCTCGTGATTGGTGTGTGCTTAGACATCTGGGTTCTGCACCTCCTGGGTAAGGGGGGTGAGAGTTTCGGCTCTCACCCCTCGCATCATCAACTCTTAGGCAAACCGGCCCTTGACGAAGGACAGGGGTCGCTTGACCCCGAGGCCGATCCGCTCCTCGGCCAGGACCAGCACGGCGTTACGGACCACGTAGTCTTCGTGCTGCTCGGCGAAGCGTATGGTGGTCGTCTCCCGGTCGTAGAGGTCCGCGCCGAGGGCGAAGGCTCCGAGCAGGAAGTTGTTGACCGGCATGGAGTTGGAGACGACGGCCGGGATCTTCCAGATGTTCGGCTCGCGTCCGGGGTTGATGTCGAGGTAGAGGTAGCGGCCCTGCGAGTCCTTCAGAAGCTCGATGGCCTCCCAGTCGATCGGGTTGACTACGATGCCGTTGGGCGGGTAGTCGGCGATCAGGCTCTTGGTGAGCGCCTTACGAACCCAGTCGAGCTGCTGGATACCAGCACCCGTCATGGTCCCCTGGTTCTGGATCAGGGTGTTGTTCATAAAGCCGAGCAAGTTACCGCCGGTGCCCGGGCCCTGGAGGATCTGCCACTCCTCGGTAAGAGCTAGGCCGTAGACCAGCTCCGTGTCGATGAGGTTCCTCATCACGGGAACATCGTCGAGCGTCTGCCTATGGGCCGGCGTCCAGTGAGCCAGCGTGATGCAGTTGACGATATCCTCGGTGAAGGCGAGGTTCATCTGCGGCTTGCGCGCACCGTGCGCGGTCGCCCCGAACTCGCCGGCCGTGAGGAAGTCACCCACAGCGAAACCAGCCGAGAGGTTGGTTGACATGGTGATGACGTTGGTGGTGTTGTTGATCGTGAGGATCGTCTTGGACTCGGTAGCCGCACCCGTCGCCTGACGAAGCGTGACGACCTGGCCAACCATGAACCCGGCCGTGGACTCGACCGTCACGGCGGCCTGGGCTGACGCGGCCGTGGCTGTGAGCTTCGTCGAGAGGTTATAGAAACCAGCGAGACGCATGATCTCGATTTGCGGACTCTCGACGGGGACGACGTTTAGCAGGTCGCGCATGATGAATGTGCGCTGCGGGTCCATCGTGATTCCCGGGAGCTTCTGCGGCTCGATCAGTCCGCCGGCGGCGCCGATGCCCGTGGGCTCTGATGTCACCCAGCGCTGAGAGAAGAACGGCTCGACGTCCACGGGGTCGGTGTTGAAGGCGTTACGGGAACGCTTCTCCTTGTACTCATCGGAGCTGAGGAACTGGTTGCCCCTGCTCGCGCGGTGCATCCGCTGGCGCGGGTCGCCGCCGGCCGGCGCCGAACGCAGGCCCTCCTCGGAGTTGAGCTTCTCCTGGATCTCGCTCATGGCCTCGCCCATCGAAGCCATCCGCTCTTCGATCGACTCGATCTTATTCGAGGTCTGGGTGGTCGTGCCGCCGAGACGCTGGATATCTTCGCGCTGCTGCTCCAGCGTCCTGCCGAACTCTGCGTTCAGCTTCTTGAACTCCTCATTGATGGACGCAACCTGCTCTGCTACTGGGGTCATTAGCTTCGTTCCCTCCTCATACGGGTTTCCAACGTCATCAGTGACAAACCTGTGTGCACTTCTTCGAGCTGGGCCGCCAGCTCCTCCTCATCTAACTCATCCTCTTCGTCCTCTTCCTCCGACTCGGGAGTTTCCTCTGGCTCGGTAGTGTCTTCCTCCTCGGCCGGGGTCTCCGTCTCTTCCTCTTCTTCCGCCGCGATCGCCTGATCCAGCTCGTCGAGGACCTCCCTGGCCTTCGTGACGAGCTCGCGAGGAATGGAGGTGATCCGAGAGATGTAGGCATCGCGCTTGTTCTCGGTCATCGAGCGGAGTGCGAGTGCGGCCTGGTGAGCCTCAGAAGCCCTATCGACCAGCGCATTTTCCTCAGCCGGGAACGTGACTAGTGAGCCCTCGAAGAGGGTCATCTTGACGACCTTGCGAATCGCATCACCAAAGAACCAGTCGATCATGTCCGGTGGCTCGGCGGTGTCGCGCTCCCTACCCTCGACCCACTCGTACTCGATCTCATCAGCGATAAAGCCGATCGAGAATGAGTCGACCTCGCCGGCCTCGACCTGATCGAGGTAGTCAACGCGCTTCTGATTCCAGTTGCCGTTGCGGTCCTTGAGCCTGACTGGAGTCGAACCCCAGATCCCGTAATCGTCGGGCTTGAGCTGCTCAGGGAGACCGAGGACCTCCTCGGAGAGATGCTGCCAGAGCATCTTGATCTTGGATGAGCGCTTGTCGGAACCCTCAAGAGTCCGCGGCCCACGCTCCTCGATGGTCTCATCAGCCGAGCCGGCCACGAGGATCTCGTCATACCAGTTGGTCGTGCCGAAGACAGCCCAATAGCCATCGACGTATGCAAGAGATCCGTCGGAGGCGCCCTTATCGGCGTCCCGAACTGTGCGGACCTCCAGGTTCTCGGCTAGAGGAACAGTCCGGCGGTGGATAATGTCCCCACCTCGTTGCTCGAGGGAGTCAGCTTCTTTTACGCTACGCTTCGCAAGAGTGTCCATGCCTTATCAGAATGCCCATATGAAAATAAAACTTCTAGCATTTTGGCAGCATTTGTTTTTTTCTTGGGGTAGAATGCTTCTTCGATGGGAGAAAACAGAGGCAAAGGGCGGATGCCGGAGGATATTTTCGAGAAGATCCTCGCAGAGTACCGGCAGCAAGAGATCCCCCTGAAGGCAATTTCTCAGAAGTACGGCTACTCAGTAGGCTGCATCAGCCGCAAGGCGCGCGAGCGGGGATTGAAGAGACGCTAGACCCTTGGCCGCGGAGCGTGAGCGGCCGGTATCTCCTCTATTCCCAGAAGTTCCGGCAGTATCCTATCCCGCGCGCAAGCCCAGTGGACGTGATGATGGTCGTAGCCGCCCTTGGAGGGGTGGAGGTATCTGACGAGGACGTGCTCGGCGCCCTGTGCGAGCACGCTATGACACTCGCGGCATCTGTAGTCGCGGCGTGCCTTCTTTCGCAGGAGGTAGACGCGCCTGACACCGTGGATCGCGCGGATCGCGCTCCGGTGCGTGGGCATATTCTCCTCCAGAGAGCGTGACGGGACGCTCATTTGGGATCCTTTCTAGTCTCGCCAAAGGCGGGACGTGGCGCGCTCGCCCGGGTTGCACCGCCGTTGCCGGCGACAACGAAAGTGCCCTGGGAGAGGCTTAGTGACTGGTAGACCTCCATGTCATAGAGGATATACAGATCCGACGGGAATCCATCATGGGCTTCCGGGCCCATGTACTCGGAGAAGAAGTACATCTCCAGATAGTAGGCGTCGATGCCGTTTATGGTGATCCGCAAGGGCCGGCCGTAGGCTTCTATGTGACGCTCTCGCGCTGCGTAGACCGCCTCTAGGAAGGCGTGCTCACGCTTTTTGTCGATCTCCCGGCGGGGTGATTCACGTTCACGGGGGGTCTCGCTAGAGGCCATCCCCCGGGTCCCTCCATGGCTTCTCACGCTGCCGGCGCAAACGCCGGCGCCGCTCCTCTTCGCGTGCTCTGCGGTCCTTGCTGCTCTCGCCGCGGGCTCCGCCTCTGGTAAAGCCCCCCTCGCGGCCGGTCCTGATCGACGTATCTTCCATGTCCTTACGCTTCATCAGTCTCCTTCTCTAGTTCTTTCCTGTACGCAACATAGGCATCTTCGTCCATCATCAGCAGAAATGCACAGCTAGAACAGTAGCGGGCCGGGAACCGCGAGCCCTCGTAGTAGACGTAGATCCCGACCTCGCAGTTGACGCGGGCACACGAAGGGCAGTCGTAATTACCTGAGCGGTCAAGCTCTATTATCATACGAAGACTTCCTCCTGTGGTGAACACAGGGCATCGAAATACTCTTCTGGATCGAAATACTCGAGGACTTGGCCACCGATACTCCACTCGCCCCACGGCATCAGTGAAACGCTGTCCATGTTTATTCTCTCGATCACTACGGGCTGTTCCTTACCATACATCAATTACCACCTCTCGGCCCTCGCAATCGCCAGCTCGTAGCGCTCCTGGTTTCTCTCGCCGTGGTAGAAGGCGGCGTAGGCCCCGTCGGATTCCTCCACGATCGTTACCGCCTCGCCGAAGTGGCCCTCGGGGTCGGCCGTGAGCTTGAACCAGTAATCATTCTCGGTTTTGCCGATGTACTCCCCGAGGCCATCCATCTCCCGCTCGGCATCCTCTAAGCTGAAGCGGTAGCGATCATCGTGGGCGTAGTGACTAGCGTGGCCGTTGCCTACGTAGCTTAGTTCATCCTCGGGATCGGGTTCATTGATGTCTTGGGGGTCCCCTTCATCCACCACCTCTCCGCCCTCGGCCGGAGTGTTGGGGTTATCCGGGGTGTTCGGGCCGTTCGGGTCGGTGTTCCCCTCGATGGCACGCTCGGCCGGGACCATGCCGGCGGAGAACCAGCCGATGTCAGCACCAACCACACCCTCCAGGTCGAGCCCGAGATCGTGGCGGCGGTTGATCTCTTCGAGCGGCGTGCCCATCGTGTGAAGGATCTTCGCCGAACGGACGCGCTCGTGTACGGACTCGGCCAGGTCCTCCACATTGGAGAGGTCGTACCAGAGGACGTGCTCGCCGCCGAACTCGGAGGCAAGATTGAGTGCATACCCCGACTCGATGCGATCGAGTAGCGGAATGTTGGTCCGCATCCAGAAGCCGCGGGCCGCGGCATCCATGTTGGCGAGCGTCGCGTTCTCCTTCATGCCGATGATCGACTCATCGACGCCAAGGACGGCACAGATGGACTTGCGGTTCATCCCACGCGAGGCGCCCCAGTCCATCTCCACAGGGGTCCTCGACAGGTCGAACCACTTCACGGCGTTGCCGATCACCCACGGCAAGCGAGCACCCTCAACGCCGGTCCACTGTTCCCGTACCCGGCGCGTCGCCTCCTCGTACTGCTCATCGTCGATCTCTTCAGCGAGTGCGATGATCCCATCGGGGATGCCGCGATTGTCCATGCTGATCTTCTGCCAGTCCTGCTGCGCCCGGTCGGTCTGCACGGCTCTTGAAGCGGCGCGAAGTGGGCTCATCCCCCAGTAAGGGTTGCCGGGGTCAGGGTATTTCCAGTGGAGCACATCTTGGGGTGGGTAGTCGACGTCATCACGCCGGCGCGTGGTCGGTTTGTAGACGTAGTTGCCGATCCATGTGTCCGAGTCAGGCTCTACCGTCACCTTATCCGGCATGAGCGGCCAGAGTGCCACGGGTACGTTGCGCTGCTCACCCACCACACCGCGGACCTTCACCCAGATCACGTTGCCGCCGAGGTCGAGGTTATAGACCCAGAGCTCCAGCATCTCCTGACGCGAGATGAACGGATTCGGGTTTTCCACGAGATGCTCGAGCGGATGGTTCGGGTGCGGCGTGAGGTGCGCCCGCTTCTCGGTGAAGACCGCCTTGCCCTTGGTGCGAGTGTGGCGCCTGGGCGTATGTGCATCCCGCATAAAGTCCTTACGCTGGGACGGCGGGAGACCCTTCTTCTCCCACTCGAAGCGGCGCTTCGAGTGGCCATCGACGAACATCGAGACCCTCCAGGGGACCCCACTGATCGCGCGTGCCTTGGCCGCGATGCAGGCGTAGACCCACTCGGATTGCTCCAGGCCCTCGCGTGTGGCCTTCTCCGTTGTCCACCGCCCCCAGTTTGGCGAGCGCTGGATGTCCGGGCCCTTGATCCCGGGCTTGAGACGCTTCGGAGTGGTCCGCCGCGTCTCTATCGAAGTGGGAACCAGCCCGCCGGAGCCGCGGGTAGCCGGCACCAGTGAGCCGAATATGCCAGGATCTTTAGCCACCGAAGTCCTCCTTGTGGTCGACCCGCGCCTCGATGCGGCCGAAGGTCCAGTATAGGCGTTCGTTGGAGATGATGACCTCAGCACCCACCGGGAACTCCGCCTCGGCCTGACGCTTGGCCTCCTCGGCCGCCGCCCTGATGTCGAGGTCGGGGGCATTTAGCTCCGGGAGCCAGGCATCCTTGAAACGAACGCGCTGGTAGGTGTCCATCGGGTAGACGGACGGGTCGACGATGGCCGTGTCACCATCAATGATCCGAACGATCCTCGCGGGGTAGAAGAAACGCAGCGGGCTCACGCGACCACCCCCGCAAGAGAGCTCGTAGTGAGCGGCCAGAGAAACACCGAAGCGCCATCGTAGGGGATGCCATTCTCATCGACCAGCTCGTGCTCAAAATCCAGGGCATAGAACCTGCAAAGCGGACCGTAGTACATGAAGGCAAACCCCTCGATGTCGTAGAGCCCGATGGCACGGATATCGAGCGCCTCCTCGCGCGCGGCCACGGTCTCCTCGGCCTTCTCGCGCGAGGAGTACAGGAGCAGGGCGACCTGCGGGCTCTCCTCGAGGTTATAGACGATCGCGAGCGGATCACCCCTATCGCTGAGAATCCAGTAGTAAATCTGCGTGCTCATGTCCCGGGCGTCCATCATGCTCTCCCCATCTGCAAGCCCTTCTTGCGGCGCTTGCGAGCTCTCTTGGCCTTCTTGGTCAGCGAGTAGGCCAGGGCGCCGGCGACGAACTCATCCGGCGGATGGCCGCCGTAGTAGACCTGATCGTTCGTGAGCCTGGACATCACCCGGTACAGCCTCGGGATCATCGGCAAGGTGATCTCATCCCCAGCCTGACATGCACCTACGTACCCGGAGAACATAGAGGCAATCAGCATACGCTGGGAGAACTGTATGCCTTCGGAATCTAGTGACGGGTCGATAAAGGACCCGATCACATCGCCTATGCCGGTTTCATCGTGGCGCGCCTTCCCGCCGTAGTTACGGACCCGCTCGTTATAGCGGCCGATCACGAACGGCCAGTCGATCCGGCGCATGTAGGCCCACGCGGCGAGCTGGTCGGGCCCGGTATCGGACTCTCTGAAGGTGTGTAGACAGGTGTTATGGAGCTTCTTGCCCCAGTCAGCGCCATGCACGTAGCTCCCCGGAGCCTCCGGTGGGATGACCTCGTACTCGAAGCCCATCTCATCCAGGAACTCGCCCCAGTCGGGGTCAAACAGAATCTCGAGGTGCTCGGCGTTGAAGATCCGCCCTTCTGGGTTGGGCTCCTGGAGCTCCACTTCGACGCGCCAGGTCTCCGGTGTCATGGTCTGCCTCTTCAGCGCGATCATCTCATCGGTCAGCCAGCCGCCGTTGTCGACGTGGTTGCACTTGTAGCAGACCTCATGGACTGGCCAGCCCATCGTATCGGCCATGTCGATCGCATCGGTCATGGTCCCGGTCTCGTGCTGGTGCGTGGAGCCGGCGATCGCGCCAGCCTCCTCACCCTGCGGCTGGCCGAGGATCGACTCGAAGAGATCGAAGTTCATCTCGTCGATCTCGTCACAGATCACCTTGTTGGGGTGCCCGCCTCTTGCGTGAGTCTGCGAGGCGTTGAGCGCCCGGGCCACACCGCCGCCCTTGAAGCGCGCCTCGGTCGTGGTCCCCTGTCGAATCAGGTGCTTGGGCGCCCGGTGGTGATCCCACATGAGCCCCTTCATCTTGGGGTGCGTGCCGGTCAGATACTTCTGTACGTTCTTGGACTGCTCACCGGAGCCGCCGAATATGTTGATCTCATAGCCTTTGAGCGCCGCAAGTAGTGAGCCGGTGACCCCGAAGGAGAGAGACTTGCCGGCCAGTCCCCGCGAGCCCTTGACGATGAAGACCGGGTGGCGGCCGAAGTAGCCATCGGCGACGATCTTGAACGGTGCGGTGTGCTCGGGGGAGCATGGACGCAGGGCGAAATTCAGCCCGAAAAAATATTGGATCCACCAATGCAGCCAGTGGTCGTCCTCTGGTGGCGTCTCAGAGAGGGTCCGAATGATTTTCGTCTTCTGTGCGCCTTTGAGCTTCTTCAAAAAATTCGATCGCTCCCTCGGGCGAGAGTTCCTCCAGCGCGTCAGCCACGGCGTCTTCGTCGGCATCGGTCCACCTCCCCTCATTGTGCGCCTGAGAAAGCCTCTCCTGCTCCAGAAGCATCTTGTAGACCTCGAGCGAGAACTTGGACATCTGTACGGCATGAGCCATCGAATAATTCTCGGCCGAGAGCTCCCTGTTGAAAATATCCTGAGCCTTCTGGTAGGCCGCCTCACCCAGATCGAGGATCCTCTTGAACTGCTTCTCCTTCTCAGCGGCAATAGTCGTCCACCTGGAGGTAATTCCCCGGAGCTCACCCTCTACCCTGGCCCTGGCCTTCGCATCATCCTTCGCCAGAGCCCGCTCGCGCCAGTCATAGCGCTCCGTCCACCCTCTGAAGTAGGGTTGGACATTCACATCCTGGCAAGTGCCCTCCGGCTGCCCCGTTGCCTCATCCTTATAGAGCCGAAACGCCGCTATGTAGGTCCGCTCGAGCGGTGGAATGTCCGAATAGATCACGAATGCCCGGAATGCCTTCTCCGGCTCCTCGTTTAACCTGTCCCATGGGTTCTTTGCCATGGATCTATCTTACCTACGGCTTGCGAAAACAGCAACAGAGGTGTAGAGTGGCCTCCAGTACACGCGCCCGGTCCATCCTCCTTTCCCTTTCCCCACCTATCACCCCGTTGGACCGGGCTTCGCTACGTTTAGAGGGGTCTTCAGGGCTACTGGCGGGCAACTCCGGGGTCAGTGGCGCCACGCAAGGGGGCAGCCCGGGGGGTTTCAGGCGGTTAGCGGGACCCTCGCGGGCGAATATGTAGGGTTAGTGGAATAAAACCGCGGGATCCCGCCCACTAATGTAGGGTTACAGGAACGATCAGGGCTCGAGTTAGATGCCCGGAAGCGCTACGAGTGCATCGAGACTGAGGGCGAAAGGCGCGCGGGGATACCACAGGGCCGCGGTCTTCTTATCGCGGATGGAGCGGGAATCGTTGAAGCCCACGGCGTCGGCCGGGTCGAGCACGAACTGGACGGGGATCGGGTAGTGCATGATCGAGTTCTTATCGTAGACCGAAAAGTTCGTCAGAAGCGCGGAATACTTCCTGAAGACCTGGCGCTCCACATCCTGAGCCGTCCAGAAGTTGGGCGCCCCCATGTAGTAATCCAGCACCCGCTCCCGGTTCCAGCTTATCTCCGCCTCGGGGTGGGCCTGCTCGTGGCCGAAGTCGAGCATGTGCCCGAACTCATGGACCACGGTGCGGCGCCACTCATCCAGATCATCTACGACGTCCGCATCCAGCAGCCAGCCTAGCTGCATGGTCGGCTCGTCGTCAGGGATGGCCAGATTGTCGGTGCCGAGGTAGGACCAGGACCCGCCGGGCTCGAACGTGATGCGGATGTCTGCCATGCTCCTGTCAGTCGTGACGTTGAAGACGAGGTTGGCCTGCTTCAGCCAGTTGTTGCCGAGGTCTATCACCCGATCGCGGGCCCACTGTGGACCATCCATAAAGTAGAAGTTGATCGTCCGCCCAACCTGCCACTTCTTCGAGGTGAACATCACGAGACCTTCAGCGTGGATCTCTTCGGCCGAGAAGGACGGAATGAAATCCCGGAGTCGCTCCATCGCGTCGCCCATGAGCGAAGCATCAGGGGCATTGCCGGGCCGCTCGAGGCGAGCGCGCTCTGAAGCCTCCGGCTGCCGGGGTGAAGGAACGATCCTGTCTGCACATGCGCGGATTATCTGTTCTTTAGCCATGCCGGGAAGTCTAACAGAGGTCGGATCACAGCCGCAACGAATCGAACAGCGCCGCCGTGTCGGGCTCCTTGCGCATCAGCAGGTCGTAAGCGGCGGGCAACTGGCGCCCAAAGACCCAGGTACGGAACGCCTCGGCGAAGCGCTCGTAAGGATCGGTGCCGGCGTAGCCCGTGACGTCGATGTAAGGGATCCACATTCCAGGTGCCGGGCTGGTTGGGTGGGTGAACATCCATTCGTGCAGAACATGGCCGAGCTCGTGGACAATTACCCAGGGCTCCTCCGGGATAGGCAGGACCACGGTCGGCCGGCGCTTGTCGCGAGGTAGATGCTCCTGGTGCATGAGCTCGGCGACATGGGCGAGCTGATCGTAGCCGATGCCGTGGACACTCATCTCGTGGTGATGCAGGTTGACGAAGAGCGGGGAGACCTCAAGCAGATAGTCAGGGCGCCGCGCCAGTCCAGAAAGGTTCGGGGGAAGAAGAGACGCAGCGTGACGGATCGCCGGGTGCTGGCGCCTCGAAGGAGATCGGTTCATTCCTGAAGTGTAGCGGAAGAGAAGCCCGGGGACCGAACGGGATATTCGCCGCAACCCCCACCCCCGGGAATGAGGACGGCTCCGGTGCACCACCGTTCCGTGAGGGTAGTGTAGCAGATGGAGCCGTGACGAAAATCTGGAGCGAAAATACGTCGCGTTTTTTGAGACGGGGGGCAGGCCCTCTGCACACTCCCGGCGCCTCGCTCCGCCCCACTCCCCCGGCCAGGTACTAGCACCAGGCTTAGCACCAAGGCTAGGCTTCGAGCAGTACCTCAAACCTAGTAC